AGTATCTTTTGGATTTACGGCACGGATAATTACCCATGCTGCTGCAGTCACTGCTGCATTTAGTACGTTACCTACAACGTCACCTGTTAAAGCAGATACATCTGCACCTGATTCAACAAATTTGCCGATTAAGGTAATAATGAATGCGTTAAGTGCTGAACTTAACACAGCCTTGTTTAGTACTGATTCCATTAATATCCTCCTTTAGGACATTGATTATATTATTGTACACCCTTTAATAAGTGGTGTCAATTCTTATACCAGAAACCTGGGGACATATATTTAATTCCCCTTGTTACTATATTTGATTGATGATAATAAGGCTCTATTGATGGAAAAGCAACTAAACTTCCTGCTGATGGTTTAATAGATATATTTTGATTAGGAAAATACAAATCTCCTCCATCGTAATCATCATTTAAATATAAAACAACTGATAATACTGGTGATCTTTCATCTCCGTAAGAATCTACATGTGGACCCATCTGTTTTCCAGTAGAATACTTTGCAATAGATATTGGAGTTAGATATCCCAAATCTATTTTATAAATGTCAGCATAGTCTTTTGATGCAGTAACTATTGCATCTCTTATTTGTTTATTTATTGATATAAGTAGTGGATTTGTTTCATCTATTATGGTTTGATTAATAAATTTTTGATACCCGAACTCATATGAAGCATCACTTGCTTCCCATCTCGACCATTTAGTTATGCTAGAATTTTCATTTAAAATTAAATCAGTATCTTCTATTAAATCAACCAGCATTGATGGGTATTTTAAAATATTTTCATAGTAGTGAACTCTATCATATTTAATAAGATTATAATCAGACATATTAAAACCAAAATCCTGTAACTGTATATTTTATTCCAGACTTTATTAAATTAGGCTGATGATAAAATGGATCAACTGATGGATAAATAAGTATGCTTCCAGATACTGGTTTAACCATTACCTTTTGCTTTCTGAATAACATTTCTCCTCCATCAAAATTATCATTAAGAAAAACCACAATTGATATTTTAGCAGAATTATCGTTACCGTGTGAATCAGCATGTGGACCTAAATGTTTTCCTGGATAAGATTTGTTTATTTTTAAATTAGACAATGTGCTTATAGTAAAGTTATGAGTTTCGGCATAGTGGGTTGATACAGTTTTAATAGGATCATATATTGACTTTTGAACATTTAGTACATAGTCTATATCACTAACTTCTTGTGTTAATGTTTTTTCTTCATTAAACTCATATGTATGAAATTTATAAGGTTCTTCATCATTTTTATGTGGTTTAGTACTAGACATTTTCCATTTTGATAATACTTTTTCATCTTTTAATATATTGTCAGTATCTTCTATAGTATCAATTAATTCTTGAACATTTTCTATTACATTTCTATAGTAATGAATTCTTTCATTTTGTTTTAAATTTTTTACTATATCTATACTCATAAACTATCCCAAATTTCTAATTCTTTTTCGTCTATTTCATCATTTTTAAAATCCCACCATGAAACTATCGTATATCTTAGTCCGTTAGTTACTTCTGACACTCCATGTATATTTGTGTGGTCTCCAGGAAAAGTTATTGCTGATCCTACTTTAGGCTTTATTCTTATTTCATGCTGCGGAAAGTATAGTTCTCCTCCATCATAATCATCGTTTAAATAAAGAATTACTGTGTATTTATTAGAACTGTTATCATTTAAATTACCTTCTAAATCACTTATGTCAGAATGCTCTTCTACCATACCACCAGTTTCCCATTTTTGTACATGAAATGTAACCCCATCAAAACTTCTATCAAAACTAGATTCAACTATTTTTTTAAAAGTATAATTTAATTCTTGAAATAGATCTTTTTTAAATCCAAACTTTTCTAGTGATCTATCATATAAAGAAATATGCATTCCATAACATTTTGTAAAACTATCATTAAATATTTTCCATCTATCAGAATATGACTCAAAGTATTTTATTATATTGTCACATTCTTCTTTTGAAAATAAATTACTTACCTCTATTATGTCATGTTTATGATAAATAAAGTTATCTAAATTATTCAAACAGTCTCCTACTTATTAGGCAAACTTATTGCCTTTGGCCCATTCTTCTCTTTGTTCTGCTTGCTGTTTTCTAATTTCTTCTTCTTCTTTTTTCCATTTTGCTTTAGTTTCTTCATCATAAACAGCATCAGCATAGTCCCAAAAAGATACCATTGTATATCTTGTGCCTTTAGTAATTTCAGAAACTCCATGTATATTTTCATGGCCTCCAGGGAACATAATGTACTGACCTAATTGAGGTTTAAACTTTATACCATGTCTAGGAAAATATAGTTCTCCACCTTCATAATCATTATTTAAATATAAGATTCCAACATACTTATTAATTTCGAATGCGTTTGGATTTCCTTCATGATCTGAATTATCTGAGTGTGGTGCTGCAAAACCACCAACATCCCATTTTTGAGCATGTGATGTATTTGGTCTTAGTTCTCTATCAAAAAACATTTCTACTGTTTCTTTAAATCTATTTCTTAAATTTTCAAAAAAGTTTGGTTCTAAGCCAAGTCTTTCTAGCGTTGGATCAGTTGGTGCTAAACCCATTCCTAATGAGCCATAGAATGCAATAGGGCCCCATATTCCAGCCTGTTGCTCAAAGTACTTAATCATAGCCTTCGCTGTTTCTTCTGAAACAAAATCATTAGCCGATGCAATATCATACTTATAGTATTGCAAGTCATCTTTTGTATATTTTTTCATATCTATTCCTTTACTAGTTCTTTCTTTGCTTGGTTTGGTATTTGATAAAATATTCTAACAAAATATTTTAATCCTTCTGTAATTTTTTTAACTCCGTGTAGGCAAACCCCATCTTCTGATAGTAAATCTGGATGTCCTGATGGAAATACCATAACATCTCCTGCTTGTGGTTTATACACATAGTCTTCGCCTTCCATTTTAAAACAAACTTCTCCACCCTCATAATTATCGTTTAAATACATAGTGCAAGTCAAAGCAAATTCATTATCTGCCTCTTCTACTTTATAGTAGTCTGTATGGTAACCCATTACTAAGTTATCTTTTTCTAAAGAATCTATCTGCTTTCCGCTTTTAGTATATTTACAAAAAGATGGTCCCATAATTACCCAGTCTTCTCCTACACTTAATCCAAAATTATTTAAATATTGAGATGTTACTTGTAAAAATATCTCTTGTGTTTTTTCTAAGAAATATTTTTCTCTCATATATACTGGATCTTGTTTATGTTCTAGTCTTAAATTTTTTGTAAAGTTAACTGCATATGTTCCAAATCTAGACCATGGTTCCCAATCTTTAAACATATGAGTAGTCTCTGGCTTAAATTCAGCATTAGATAATATTTGTGTAAATTCTTCAGAATCAGGAAATAAATTTCTATATAAATATACTTTAGGAATTATTTCTTCATATTGTAGTTCAGTCATTTTTTACCTCTTCTTTATTTTTATGAGATAATATTGTCCAGAAGAATGGTATAACATATCTATGTCCACTTTTAATTTCTTTTACCCCGTGCAAATAGTTCTTGTCCCCAGGAAAGAAGTATGCTGCTCCTGCTTTAGGCTTAAACTCAATTCCATGTTGTGGAAAATATAGTTCTCCACCCTCATAATCATCGTTTAAATAGAATAATCCAGCAAGATCATAGTATGGGAAGTCATTTGGTCCTTCTGCACCATTTTCATGTAATTCTTTATCCGCATGTGGCATTTGAAGTTGTCCAGGAAACCATCTTACAATTGCTGGGTTTGTTGGTAGTGCATCTACTTGAAAAAACTCGTCTACATCTTTTTTAAGTCTAGCAACTATACTCTGAATCATAGGAATTATTGTTCTTGTTGGGTCTTGTTTTGATATCGTACTAAAATTAGCAACTCTATCTGCCCAAAAACTAGCATCATAAGTCATGATACCGTCTTCATTCCATACACTTTCGCTATAGTCCCATTCTTTAATATTTTTAGCAAAATTAAGAATAGTATCTATTTCTTCTTGTGTCATAAAGTTTTCTCTAGCCTGAATTTTATCTGGTGAATTGCCAAAAAATCCAGACGGTGTTATTGAAACTCTATGATCATGTCTTTTGTTTGATATTTCTCTTTCCATACTTCCAATTCTACCACGCCTCTTATTCATATGATTTTCTGTGCCAGTCGACATTTTTATAAACTCCTCCATTTGGTATTCTATATTTTAAACTATTATCATGGTTCTTTTTAGGAAGTATTTTAGGGTCTTCTATATATATTTCAGACTTCCAGTTTTCTCTTTTAAATGGAAATATTTGAGCATATGGTGTGCCTGCTGGTATTGTTCCAGTAAATCCTTCTAATAAAAAGAATGGGATATTTCCAGATAGATGAACTACATCGTTATCTATAATTCCAACTGTATTAACAAATGGTAAATCAAATCTATTCATTGGTGTTAAATATAAAGCACTATAGCCTTCTGGAAGTTCTACTCCCCAGTCTATTAACCAAGAGAAGTGTCTTGTATAGTAACCTTTAGGATGTTGAAATTGAGGCATAGGATCTCTAACAACACAAAAACTTTTATTTTTTTTATCATTAGTTTTACAATCTATTAATCCTTCTTCATTAATATAAAACTCTATATCACAAGGAGTTACTAAAGAATAGCCAGATATCATAGCATCCATAAAAGAATGGCATGCTTTCCAAGTGGGCATCTTAGACCCATCTTCAAATGTTGCGTATTCGTTAGTATTTGGATCTTTAAAAAATCTATCTCCTTTAGACCACCATTCTGGTAAATCTTTAGATGCAGGTATAGGAATAGACTTACTGTTTTTAGTTAACCAAAATCTATTGCTAATAAACTTAATCTTTTGAGTTTCCACGCTTATTCTTTCTTTCATCATTAATAGTTAACTTTAAATTTTTTACTTCGTGTTCTCCTAAAGTTACGTCTCTATGATCAGTTGCATTTCTATACCAGTCTGTCCACTTATTTTGTTTTCTGATTTCTTCAAATGCTTCGTTTCTTAATCTATTATACTCTGGATCAGTTTCCCAAAATTCCATATCTATTAGTTTTAGTTCAGTATCTTGCATCATTCCTAAGGATACTGGAACTATAACAGCATAAGGTTCTCCTGCTTTAATAGTTATTTCTTGCTCTGGCTTTAGTATTCTAATTGCAGATGGTAGTTCTTGCCAATACCAAGATGTGCTCATTACTGTTGTAAATGCCTGAAAATCGTCTCTAAACATGTTTGGAACAGGTATTTGAAGCATACTAATATTTTTGGGGGTTTGAAATATAATTCCAGTTTTTATACTAACTGTAGCATGACCCCTACCAGTATAAGCATACTTTCTTCCTTTTAATAATTCAACATTATTTTGATTTTCGTTAAAAATTCCATTCCATTTAAAACTTAAATCTACTGGCAAAGATAGTTCATATCCAATTGTATTTCCTAGTTGCACTGGAAAGCATCGATAAGCATGTTTTTGCCATGTCTCATCCATCCAATCTCTATTTAATCTAGTTTGCTTTATATTAATAGCATTTCTATTACAATGTGCAACTATTTCAATCATTTAATCACCTGTTTCAGTATAAAACTTTTTACTGTGAAATTTAGAACTATAGTCAAGCATTGTTACTATAGAATATTTAATTCCAGAAGTTACTTTCTCAGCAACGTGTGGATACATGTAGTTAGAAGGAAACACATATAGGTCTCCTGCTTTTGGTTTTACTTTAAGATTTTGTAATCTAAAAGTTAACTCTCCTCCTTCATAGTCATCATTTAAATATGCAACTAATGAAGTAACACAATTATAGGAAAAACCATGATCATGGTGTTCCATAAAATGTTGTCCTTCTCCGTATCTAATAAAATTCATTGCTTCCCAATATCTTAATTCTGGAAGTCTAAAAACAGATCTATAGTGTTCTACTGCTGCATGTTTTCTATCAAAACATTGTTGCCATATTTTTGCAAGTTCTTTATAATCTTCAGATCCGTCATCAACTAAATCTGATTTTTTATATTTAAAGTCTACACAGTCACGATAGTCTTTCATTACTTGGTTATATCCAACTTTTGCTTGAATCCAATTATATCCGTTTTGTCCGTTTAATACTTTTTCTAATCTGTTTATAATATCTAATTCTTTAGGTAAAACATCTCGGTATACATATATTCCACTACCTAAATCTTCATAACTAGACCATGATTCAACAAAGTATTCTTCTACTTTATTCATTATATTCCTTTCTTATAAAATTATTATACATGAATAAAACTAAAAATGCAACTATTTATTATGAACTATAATATTTCCAGCAAGGAATAAGTCTGTATCCTCTACAGATATAGAAAACGTCATTCTTGGATCTGTTTCATCCTCTGTAATGCTTGTTATTTCTACAACCTCATAGTTTTCTAATTCAGGATAGTATTTCAATATATAATCGCCAACATTCAATTGACAAGAGTACATGTATTGCCAATCTTCTTGCGATGGTTTTGCAAATAATAATTGTTCTAATGACATTCTTGTAGATTCATCATTATTAAAATACATTGTATCTTTTAATATTGGAAATACACTTAATACTTTAGTAGGTTGAGAAGTTATATTTATTTCACTACCCTCAGAAACATTGATGCCCCATACTTTATCTCCGATAACTAATTCTCCTGCTTTTTTAGTGCTAGTTAATCCATCTTCACTAACTGTAGTAATAAGTGTTTCTGAATCAATACATCCGTAAAAACTTGGTGGAAAAAATGGTGGAAAAAATGGTGGAAAAAATGGTGGAAAGAATGGTGGTGCTACTGCAGTTATTGAATTACTTGCTGCTGATGGAAGAGATGTTGCTATTCCATTACTTAATGTAACAGTAAATGTATATGATGTTCCTGCGGTTAATCCAGATACTGTAATTGGTGAGGATGAACCTGTAGCGGTTAAACCTCCAGGACTAGAAGTTACTGTGTAAGTTGATCCTGAAGGTTTTCCCAAAAAGGTTGGTGCAGTAAATGAAACTGTAGCCTGATATGTGCCACTAACTGTTGCTGTACCAATTGTAGGTGCACCTGGTTGTCTACCAGAGCCGCTTTGGTTTATAATAAGTGGCATATTTTACTCTTTACTTGTTGTGAGTTAGAATTCCGCCTGATATAAATAAATCAGCGTTATCAACAGTAATAGCAAAAGTAAGTCTTGTATCTTCTTCTTCTTCTGTTACTGCTGTTAGTTCTAATGGAGAAAATGTATCACTTTCTGCATCATAACGCATTAACTTATCTCCAACTGACAATTGTGAAGTATATAGATATCCCCACATTTCAGAATCTGATGGCTTAGCCAACACTAGTTGTTCTAAAGACATTCTAGTTGATTCATCATTGTTAAAGTACACTGTATTTTTCATTACTGGGAATGAAGATAATACTGCTGCCTTTACTTTTGTCATGTTAGCAAGAATTTCTGCTTCTTGATCTTCTCCAGAGTCAAATCCGTTATAGTCTACTTCGTTATAGTTTGAAGCCCATACTTCATCTCCTACAACTAAGTCTTCTGCTTTTTTATAAACTATAGAATCATTTTCTCCTACGCAACTAACTAAAGTTTCTGCATCTATGCAACCATAGAATCTTGGAGGAAAGAATGGTCCAAATCCTGGTGGAAAGAATGGTGGAAAAAATGGTGGAAAGAATGGTGGAAAGAATGGTGGTGCTACAGCAGTTACTGAATTACTTGCTGCTGATTCTGGACCATAACCAATTGAGTTTGATAATGCTACTTTAAAAGTATAAGCAGTTCCTGCAGTTAATCCAGATATTGTAATTGGTGAAGATCCACCAGTTGCTGTTACACCTCCTGGTGTAGATGTAACTCTATATGTTGTTCCAGCAGGTTTTCCCATATGTGCTGGTGCTGTAAAACTAACTGTTGCTGAATTTGCTCCTGGCAAACTTGCTGAACCTATTGTTGGGGCCCCTGGTAATTTACCTCCAGATGAAGCCTCTACTCCTTGATTGATAGGCATTATTTTTTCTCCTTTTTATATTACATATTTAAATACATAATATATTTATTTCTTTATTTATTATACACTATGATATTAGGTCTCCGAATGCTACCCAAGAATCTGTAGATCTTTTTACTAGGGTTGCAGAAGACCATTGTGCTCTTAGTTTTAATCCAGGTGTTGCATTTACTGTAACACCAGATCCTGCTGCTAAGGTTGTTTGTCCAGCACCAGTTTGAACTACTACAACTTGTGATCCAACTGGTATTGATACAGAACTGTTTGGTGGAACTGTTACTGTGTTAGATGAAGCATTACTCATTTCTACTAATTTACCTACATCTGATGATACTAGTGTATATGAAGATCCACTTTGTGAATTAGCAGGAATTCTAATATCAGAAACTCCAGTAACAATTAAGTTTGTTGAATTTAAATCTACTGTTGTAACTTGAGTTACTGCATCTAGTGAACCTATTTTTAAAGCATCATAATCTGCACCTGTAAATGACATTTGAGTAGTTGGAGATGAACTTACATTTGAAAATAATTTCCATGTTGAATCTGTATCATCTCTTACTAAACCAGTCCATTTAGTGCTTGCACTTTCAACATATTTACCAACAAGTCCAATATCTAAAGTGTCTCCAGTATTATTTGTTGCTAAAATTACCATTGGATCTGTTACTGATAATGAACTTGTATTAACAAAAGTTGTTGATCCAGAAACAACTAAGTTTCCTTGAACTGTTAAGTCTCCGTTAATTAATGCGTCATCACCTACAGTTAAATCGTCTGTAATTGTTACATCATCTGGTAGTCCTATTGTTACACTACCAACTGATGCAGAAACTACTACTTCATTTGTTGTGCCAGATAATGTTACTGACGGAACTGATTCTACTGTATTTAATCTATCATTAATATCTTTTAAATGTGCGTGAATGCTATCTGCAGATGGTGGCTCTGAGCCATCATAATCATCTATTCCATAATGATATAGTTTAAATGCCTCTACTATATCTGCTTGATCGCTTAAAGATGGAATTTTTGTGTCAAACTCTGTTGATTCGTAACCAGAGGCGTCACTTAAAAATTGACCTGCCATTTAATTCACCTCTTTAAATTATATCACGACAGTGATTAATGTATTAACGTTAATAGTGTCGTTTAAATCTGTGGTACCACTCTTTGCCTTCATCCCTATAACTAAAGATTTAGACTCTCCTGTGGTTAGTCCCTTTGTGCTTATAGATAATGCTACTGCTTCACTATACTCTGGGGTTAATTGTACTGAAAAATTATTTGCTGTTAAAGATGATGGTGCATCTTCATATATATTACTTAATGGTATTGTTACACTTGCACTACCAGATATAAATTCTACTTCTTCTATTGTGCTATATAGTATTGGAATAATTTTTAATATAGATTGCCATTCATTACCCCCTGGAACGGCATTATACTGATAAATTAAGCCATAATCTGCACCAGTATCTGTTCTTAGATATAAATCACTTAATTTAGGTTGTTCATTAATAAATACACCTGTATTAAGATTAGGGTCTCCAGATCCAGAGTAGATTAAACTTCCTCTTTCTCCTGTTGCACCTATATCTAGTGATACTTCTATTGTTTCAGGTGGTCCAAAAACTGTAATACTGTCTGTTTCTACTACAGAATTTATAGCCATTATACTGCCCTTCCAGTTACATCCTGTGTAACTGTAATAGTTCCAGTTAGCAGTGTATATTTAACAGATGCTGATGTATCATTAATCTGTACATCATAAACATATGAACTATTGGACATTAAATCTCCTAAGTCTGTTGTTATTTTACAAGTTAAACTAGAAGATGCTGTAGTTACTGATCCAGTACCTACAATTTCTCCTGATTCTCCCCTGGCTGTTGCCACTGTAAATAAGTTTGTATCATAACTACTTAAATCAAATGTAGTACCATTTGAATTTTTAGGATATACAACAAACTCATACGTGTCACCACGGTAGTAGTTGAAATTGTAGGTCGCTGGAAATGCCATTTATGCTCCTTATTATGATGCTAAGTCGCCAATTGCTACCCAAAGATTTGTACCACGTTTAATAACTGTGGCTGCACCCCATTGAGCACGAATCTTTAGTCCAGGAGTTGCGTTAACTGTAACGCCACCTGCTCCTGCAATTGTTGTTTGTCCTGCACCTGTTTGCAAGATTGTAATTTCAGTTCCTACTGTATAGTTAACTGTTGATTCTGCTGGAATTGTTACAGTATTAGCACTTGCGTTGCTAACTTCAACAATTTTATCAGCGTCTCCTGCAACTAGTGTATAACTTGCTACTTGTTGATTAAATGTATTTAATTTATCTTTCTTAGAAGTTAAATTAATTCCAGTTAATTGTGATCCATCACCAATGAATGCTGATGCTGATACGTTTCCTGTTGCTGTAAGTGTTCCAGTAACTTCTAGATCATTTAACTTAAGATCATCGAATGCTGATCCAGTAAAATCTATTGTAGATGTAATTCCACTTGCTGCAACATTACTAAACAGTTTCCATTTACTATCGGTAACGTCATAAGCCAAACCTCTGTGTTTATGATTATTTACGTCTCCTCCTACTGTTCCATATGAAGCAGTGAAACCTTGATCTAAGGCATCTGCTGAATATTGTTCAGTAGATAAGTTAATTAATGAATCTGTTACATTTAAGTTTGATGTATCTACATATGTAGCAGAGCCAGAAACTGTTAAGTTACCACTAACTACTAAACTTCCTCCAACTGTTCCACCAGCAAGTGGTAGATATGTTGATGTTGCTGCAGATGTAGTTAAGTATGTTGCGGAACCTGCATCAATTGCACGTTGATTTGTGAAATAAAGATTTGTTCCTTCTGCAATATCTGAAGAAGTTAATAATCCTAGTTCATTATCTGTGTAAGAGTTAGCAGATGTTACTGCTGCACCTGATGCTGTATTAATGGTTCCTATTAAGGATGCTTCTAGTGTATTAATTTCTCCATCTGTGTATGCATTTGCATTTGATTCTGCACCAACTGATGCTGAGTTAATTAAAGCACTTAGAGTACCTCCAAGATCTCCAAATGAATCATCTGTATATGCTTGCAAAGTTGTGCTTGCTGAAGCAATTGAATTGTATACAGTTGTTGCAAAAGATGCATCATCACCTAATGCTGCTGCTAATTCATTTAATGTATTTAATAATCCTGGAGCAGAGTCTACAAGGTTGCTAACTGCTGTATCAACATAAGATTGTGTTACAGCGTCTGATACTAAAGCCCAAGTAGATCCATCCCATCTATAAATCTTATTATCAGACGAATCTATCCAAAGATCTGTTTCTTTTGGATCTGTTGGTGTATCTGGACCAACAATTATAGGTCGTCTTTTATTGGTTGTTAATGCCATATTTTTTTATCTCAAATAAACTATATAAGTTTATTGAGTTCCTCCTTTTGTTATTTAACATACCCCATGAAAGGGGATATTATATCTAACTATTTTATTATACACTATGAATTAATTTAAAATTGGGTATTTAAGTTAGGATATTCTATTTACATACCCTGAAATTGATATTACGTTTGTAGTTCCTGCAAAAGCACGAACAACTAATGAATTTTGTAACAATAATCCTGGAACTACTAATACTAGTCCAGATTCACCAGGTATATTTAATTCTATTTGATCTTTTTCTGCTGTACCACCAAATTCTACTGTAAGTTTGACTGTTGATGAACTTGAGTTATCTGCATATAGCCATATTTCATCTAATGAAGATGTTCCAGATACTGCTGTATGGATAGTTGTTCCTGGAGTTGATGTTGCAGCAACTAATGTTGATGCTCCATTAGTTGATCCAGATAATAAAACTTTTGAAAAAGTTGCCATATTTACCTCTCTTCTATTGTATCATTTTTTTTGGGTATATAATATTAAGTTCTTCTGCTCTTTTAGCAGCATATTTATCACTACCCTCGCCATAGTATGTTGAATCTATTTTACCTTGTTTAACTATC